CTCAGCCTCGGGGTGGCCGGCCTGGATGAGGTCGTTGCGGATGTGCTGGAAGTAGGCGGGGTACTGGGCGCCCTTCATCCCCCACACCCCCGGCCCGCCGGGCTTGCCGATCGGCTCATGCGCCAGGGCCCGGCTCGCGGCCGGGGTCGCGGCGTCGGTCACCGGGACGACACGCGGGGCGCCGCCGCGCAGGTGCAGCAGCTCCCGCCACGACCCCCGGTGGGCTTCCTCCTGGAGGAAGCCGAGCCCGTCGGCCAGGTCGGCCAGCTCACGGAACGCCTCGGCCAGGCCCCGGTCGGACACCGGGCCGTCCCGGCCGCCTGAGCGCAGCGCCCGTGACAGCTCCGCCAGGTGCCGCTCCATCCCCGCCACGTCCGGGGACGGCCGCGCGATCTCGGCGCGCAGGGCGGCCAGGACCGGGCGCACGCCCGTGGCCACCGTCTTGGCCGGGTGGTAGTCCAGCCGGCCCTCGATCAGGTCCACCCGGGTCTGGGCGCGGGCCCGGTCCGGCCACTTCACTGACGTCCCGGACCCGGCGCGCGGCTCGCCGGGGCTGCGGCGGCTGACCGCCACCTGCGTGTCGCCGGGGCCGTACAGCAGGTAGCCTTCCTCCCCGGTGTCCGGGCGGTGAACATGCACCCGGACCACCTGGTGGCCGCTGACATCAGCGGCCGGCCCGGGGTCGGCCTTGACCCGGACCCACATGCCCTCGGCGAGCACCGAGTCGCCCCGGCGCAGGTCACGCGGGTCCACCCCGGCGGTCAGCTCGCCGGGGATCACCCGTCCACGGCGGAGCGCCCCGGCCGTCAGGCCCAGGGCGCTCATCTGGTCGTCTGCCCACGCGTCAGTCACGGGGCCCCCTTCGTAGTCACAGCTTCGCCGCCTGCGCGTCCAGTGCCTTGGCTTGCGCGTTCAGGGCGTAGATCCTGGCCCGCAGGCCGGTGATCCGCCCGGCCAGCGACACCGCATGCCGGTGGTGACGCTTAGCGGCGTGGTGGTGCACCGTCTTGTGCGGCTTAGCGGCGTGGTGATGCTTGCCGGCGGCTTTGGCGGACGCGGAGGCCTTCTTGTGCGCGGCCGTCGCGGCCCGCATCTGGCCCAGCAGCCGTTTCAGCTCGGCGCCCAGCTTGTGCGCCTCGGCCCGGTCGGCCGCCGCGCGGGCATGCAGCGCCTTCACCCGGGCCGCCTTGCCCCGTGGGCCCGGCGCGGGGGCAACAGGCTGGGCGGCGGCTCCTCCCGACGCGGCGGCGAACTGCCCGCCAGCCGGCGAGCCCGGCGGGGCGTGCACCGTGTTAAACCGGCTGATCTCCGCCTCGGCGGCCAGCGCGTCGGCCTCGGCGGCGGCCAGCAGCACATCCAGGTCCAGCTCGTCGCCAGGCTGGTCCGCGTCCAGGCCGTCGGCGCCGGCGTCCCGCAGGATCAGCTCGGCGGCGGGCCAGGGCAGCCCCCGGCTGACCATCGGCGCCGGGCCCGCGACGCCGCCGGCCGCTGCCGCTTCGGCCGCCGCCTCCACCGCGCCGGCGTTCCCGGCCCGCAGCTCCTCGCCGAGCCGCACCAGCTCGGCCGCGCCCTTGGCCGCCTCATCGGGCGGCAGCCCCGCATCAGCCAGCACCCCGGTCATGATCTCGATCGCCTGGCTGCGGGTCTCCTGGTCGATCCCCATCACAGCCTCTTGATCCAGTCGGTCAGCTCCATCGCGAACGCCGGCCCGGCGCCGCTGGCGACCGCGATCCCGTCGGGGACGCCCAGCTTCAGCGCCGCCCAGCTAATCGCGCCGGTCGCGACCAGCGCCCCGAGGTGGACGGCCAGCTTCGTCTTCCCCTTGTGGCCTTCCTCGGTGTCGGCCGTCTTGGCCATCGCCTCGTTGGCGGAGCGGACCTCCTCCACCAGCTTGCGCATCTCGGCTGCGTGCTCGGCGCTGATCTTCCCGATCTCCGCCGTGGCCGCGATCCTGGCCTGCGCCGTCGCCACGGCCGTGGCGGCCAGCTCGATCTGCTTCGCCTGGGCCGTACTCAGCCCGGCGGCCGGCGAGCTGGCCTTGCTCCCGCCACCGCCCTTCACCCACCGGCCGTGGGCGTCGCGGGCCTCCAGCCGGGTGAGCAGCCCGCCGCCCGGCGGCAGCAGGGCCAGCTCCGCGTCGGCCCAGCCCGCGCCCCGCCGCGCGGACCGTACGGCCGTGAACGCCTCGGCCTCGGCTTTCAGGCCCGCCGGGGCGGGCTGCCACGACGGCAGCGCCATGAACCGGGCCAGCGCGGCCCGCTGCTCGGGCGCGGGCTGCTGCGCCAGGCCAAGCACGTCCAGCAGGCCCGCCACGGTGTCCACGCCGGGGAAGTCCCACGCCAGGGTGCGCAGCCAGTCCTCGTTCACGGTGCTGCTAGAGATCATCAGCGATCAGCCCCTTGTGTTCCTGACCGTGATCTCGCCGCCGACCGCGAGCGTGACGAACTCCTGCTGAGCCAGGGACCCGAACCCGGAGCGGGCGGTGCTGAGCACCGCCGAGGCGGGGATCGTCGCCGACATCACCGTGCCGTACGATTTCGCCGGCCAGCCCTGCGTCTCGCCGGCGTAGCGTTCCGCCAGGTCCTGCCGGGTGGACCACGACGACAGCGGGCGCAGCGGCGGCATCAGCGCCGGGCCGGACTTCAGCCCCCACGACGGCACCTCCTTCGCGTCACTCCACGAGAACCCCCGGTACATCCGCAGCGAGGTGATCCCCGCCGCGCGCAGGTCCGATTGGGTCAGGTCGTACTGGGCCCGCAGCAGGTCCCGGTACACCCTGCCGTGGACGGCCAGGTCGGCGGTGACCCGCGATTTCAGTTCCTTGTCCTCCGACCAGGCCTGGGTGCCGCCGAGGCTGAACTCGGCCCGGGCGGCTTCCTGGATCGCCAGGGCTTTCGCTGATTCGTCGTTGGACGACCGGGCCCATCCTGTGATCAGTGACGACACGGCGGCCTCGCGGGCCGCCGTGTCGTTCCGGCCGCCCGCGCCGCGCGCCTGCCACGTCGTGGCGACATCTCCGCCGGCCGCCGCCACCAGGTTCCCCGTCGGTGACTTCATCGCGCCCGCCACCCGCTCGGCGGTCATCCTTTTCGCCTTGGACACGTCGAGCATCGACAGCCCCCGGTACAGCAACGCGTGCGCCGCCGGCTCACCCGCCGGCGCAGCCTCCCCGTGCGGCGCCCCGCCGCCGCCCCACCGGCCGTGGAAGTCACGCGGGTGCAGCGTCTCGGTGTAGGCCCGGCGGGCGAACGCCGGGTTCGCCATCACCCCGGCGGCGCGCGGCGCCAGGCCGTGGATCTGGCCGAACCTTTCCGCCTGCTTGAGCAGCTCGCTCATCGGCAGCCCGACCTGGACCACCCGCATCGCGGCGGGCAGGCCCTTCCGGCCGCCCTCGGCTCCGGCCAGCACCCGCCCCGCCCAGGTGTGGTGCCCGTCCAGGACATGACCGTCCTTGCTGACCGTGATCGGCTTGGTGTCGGCCAGCTTCCCCGACTTCAGGGCATCAGCGATGCCCCGGATCACCGGCACGTCACCCGTGGTCTGCGTCGGCTTCAGCGACGCGGGGTTCACCCGGCGCCGCTGCACCGTGATGCCCTGCGCCCGCAGGTAGGCGATGAACTTCGGCTCCATCACCGAGGAGGGCACGTACTGCCCGCCGACCGTCCCCGACAGTTGCGGCATGTTCTTGCGGTCGATGCCGAGGCTGCCGGTGAAGGTCGCCGTGTCGCCGCTGGCCGTCCACCGGCCGTGGAAGTCACGGTGCTCAGCCGGGGAGAACCGGGCCAGGTCGCCGCCTCCGCCCGCTGGAGGATCAACCCCGAACACGGCCAGCGCGGCCCGCCAGGCCTGCTCGCCGTAAGCCGCCCACCAGCCCGGGTCGGACGCCTCGGCCGCGCTGGCGGCGGCAGCCAGGTCCACGCCGGTCTGCGGCGGGTCAGCGGCGGCCCTCTGCCGGGCGGCGGGCAGTTTCATCAGGTGATAGTCCGGCTCATCGAACCGGGCATGATCCCAGCCCGGCGGCTCCTGCGCCGGGTCGAACGGGTACACGTCGGTGTCAGCGAACCCGAGCCTGCCGTACAGCTCGGGCAGCGCCGGGCCGAAGCACTCCACGTAGTTGACCCCGTGCTGCTCGACACCCAGCCGCAGCAGCGCCAGCCCCGCGCCGCGCCGCCCGGAGGTGTTGAACACCGCCGTGGCCTCCACCCGGCCGTCACCGTGGTCATGGATCAGGATCCCCGCCTTGCCGCCGGCGATCAGGACCGGGGTCATCTTCCCGGCCCGCATCTGCGCGGGGCTGTAGTGGTTGACGAACGCGGTGAACGGGCTGCCCCTGAACGCGGCCTCGAACGCGGCGGAGAACTTCTCCGGGCTGGCCGTCTGCGCGTCAGCGGTGATCTCCCGGTCGTGCGCCACCCAGCCGCCGCCCTTGACCAGGGTCAGGGCCGGGCCGCCGGGCTTGCGGCCGAACCGGCCGTCGGGGGCGCGGGGATGCAGTCCCTCATCCCAGCGGGTCAGCCCGGCGGCATCCCAGGAGAGGCCTGCCATCGCCCCTCCCCTCGGATGGTCAGTCCCCGGCGTAGTCCCACGGCAGGTCCGGCATCACGCCGGGCGGCATCGCCGCGATCTCCGCCTTGATCTTGCTGAACGCGGCCCGGTTGCCGGCGGTGTTCGGCACCCCCGGCGGGAACTCGCCGCCCAGCGCCGCAGCGCCGGCCAGGACCACCGCGATCTCGGGGTCTACTTCGACTTGCTCAGGAACCGCTGCCATGCCTTCTCGTCCTTGATCGCCCACGAGCCGCCGAGCTTCTTCTCGCCGACCAGCACCGGATGATGGTCGCCGTTGTTGTCCCACAGCTCCAGGGCGTCCATGTCGCCGTGCTCGGCGACCTGCCGGAACACGTCGGTCACCGAGGCGTGGATGGAGCGGATCACCGCCTCCGGGACCGCCCGGCCGGTCCGCTCCGCCCGCTTGGCCGCCCGCCGCACCGCCTCGTCGGTATCGACGGTGACGTACTTGCCGACCGTCAGGTACCCCGCCTTGCGGGCCGCGTCGATCTTGCCTTTCATCTTGGCGTAGGCGGCGTCACCCGTGCCGTCCAGGGTGAAGTCCGCCTTGGCCGCTATCGCCCCGGCCTGCACCGCCTTGGCGATGGCGGAGGATTCCTCGTGCACGTACGCCGCCGCCTTCGGGTCCCCGGCCTTGACCATCGCCTGGTACTCGGGCAGTTTCGCCTTCACCCCGTCAGCGTCGATCGCCACCGACGAGGACGGTATCGCGCCCAGGGTGGACTTGCCGGACGCCGTGCCGCCGCCCAGGAACGTCGCCGTCGGGTGCTCGCTCGCGGTGCGCCCGGCCAGCGCCTCGGAGATGATCCGCGCGTGCAGTGCCGCCCGCGCGGGCTCCAGCGTCCCGTTGGGCCGCGTCCAGGCCGACAGGGAGTCCGGTACCCCGAACCGCTCGGTCCCGTGCGCCTGCGGCAGGCTCGCGGCCGGGGAGACGGCACCAGAGGCGGCGGGCGGCGGCGATCCTGAGCCGGTCCCGAACTGGCCGCCGCGCGGGCCGCCCTGCACGCGCGGATGCAGCCGCTCATCCCAGCGGGCCAGCCACCCGGCGCGCACCGCCGCGTCGCCCTGCCCGGACATCATCCGGGCCTCGGCCATCTTCATGCCCAGCGCCGCAAAACGCGGATCGGCCGCGATCAGGCCCCACGCGGCCTCGTTGTCGGCGGCCACGCCGCCCTCGGGCCGCGCCGACCCCGGCGGGCCCAGATCCAGCCGGTCAGCCTGCGGCGCGGCGGTCCCGGCGGCCAGGAACGTCAGGTACTCGATCAGCAGCTCCGCGTCGTACTCGTCGTCGGTCAGCTCGTCCAGCGCGTCAGGCGACAGCACCGGCCCCTCCTCACCACAGCGCGTCCTGGCCCGCACGGGCCTTGCGGGGCCGGCGGGCCCGGATTTTCCGGTCCCGGCCGCCCAGGTCAGTCATCCGCTCCACCACCAGGCGGCACGACTTGATGTCCTTCTCGGCGGCGATCACGTGGAACCCCTGCAGCGCGGCGGCCTCCAGCGTCGTCCCCGACCCGGCGAACAGGTCAACAATCGTCCCGCCGGGCGGGCAGACCAGCCGGGTCAGCCACAGCATCACGCCCAGCGGCTTCACCGTCGGATGCGCCTCGTCATCCTCGCTGGCCTTGCCGGGCCGCTCGGCCGAGCTGGCCTTGGCGTGGTAGCGGAACGCGAAGTCCAGATCCCGCGCCGACCATTCGCTGACCGGGAAGAACCGGGACGCGCCGCCAGTGTCGCCGAGGCCGCCCGCGCGGGCTCCAGCCTTGAATCTGTAGCCGTCACCACTTGACCTCGACGCAGTGCCGCCCGTGCTGGTGCTCACGCCGCTCTGCCGGTCTAGCTCGCCTACGGGGCAGTCCGGGGCGCAGTCCCACGCCTCCACGATCTCGGTACTGCCGTTACCCCAGGCGCCACGCGGACGGTTTACGTCGTGCTTGTACCCCAGGCCGCTTCCCTTGCTGGCGCTGGCATTGGACTGCACCTCATGCGTTCCCGCCAGCTCGCAGGCGGGCGAGTGAGTCAGCAGCAGGTTCGGCGGCCAGCGGCCAGCGGCACCGTCATAGTTGCCCTGGTCCGCTCGAGCGCGCTCGTCGGCACCGAAGATGCGGTTGTCTCGCGGCCCGCTCCCCCAGTCCCCGTGCTTGTTATGGGTCTCCGTGAACGCCCGGTCAGCCTCGCTGGCATACCCGACCTTGCACCCGGCCAGGTTCAACGCCCCCGTGCCGTGCGTCAGCACGTTCTGCGCCACCGTCCCGGCCAGAGGCTTGCGGGCAACCACGACCGGCTCATGCGCAGGCTTGAGCCCGGTCCCCCAGCCTTCCCAGCGGGCGGCGTCCTCGGTAGCGGGGGCGGTGATCGGGTCGCCCTGGCCCCAGACGCAGGCATCGTCGCTGAAAGTGCTGCCCGTGCGAATCGGGTTCGGCCGCCGGAAAGCGTTCGGGCCCTGGCCGCTGACGACGCGCTCAGCACCGGCTGCCTTGTCGATGGCCTTAGACACGTCCAGTGACTTCGGAAATCCGCTCCCGTAGATCCAGTGGATGCTGGGCCGGATCTCAAACCCGGCATCCTCAACCGCGCAGGCCAGCCGGTGCCAGGTCCGCGTCCCGCCGAACGCCAGCAGGTGACCGCCCGGCTTCAGCACCCGCAGGCACTCGGCCGCCCACGCCTGGCACCACGCCTGGTAGGCCCGCATCTCCACGGCTCGCACGTTCGGGAACGACGGCTCATCGCAGACGCACACCGGCCGGATAGCGGTGCCGTCCCGGCGTCCGCGAAGGTTCCCGCCGCAGTTACGGCACCCCGGGTTCGTGCTCCCGGTGAAGGTCGGCCGGGGGAGCCGCCGGCCTCCGTCGGCCATTGTCACGGCCGTGAAACCCGCGTCCGCGTTAATTCCGGCTTCCTGCCACGGCGCGTCCCAGTCCTTGCCCATGAACTCCAGCCCGTACGGCGGGTCGGTCACCACGGCATCCACCGACGCGTCGGGGATCCGGCGGCGCATCTCGGCCGCTCCCGCGCGGTCCACCGCGAAATAGCGGGCGGTGAGCACGTCCAGGCAGTCCCCGAGATACAGCTTCTGCCCGTGGCCCTGCCAGTACAGCTCAGCCACCCGGCGGCCACCTCCCTCTCCGCAGGCCAGCGTAGCGGGAGCAGGCGACATCAGGCCCTGCCCAGCGCCGCGCTGGTCAGCCCGCGAGGCGTACGCCCCTCCTGGCCGCTCGGGTTCGCCAGCCCGGCGGCCTGCTGCGCCGCGAGCCAGTACGCCGCCTGCACCGCGTCCGGCGTCAGCCCGGGGGTGACAGCGGAAAGCTGCCGGGCGGCGTCCCGCACCGCGTCACTGATCAGCGGGTAGCCGATGCCGTCGGGGAAGTCCGTGGTCTTCTCGGCCGCCAGCAGCCTCGCCTCATCGTGGGTCATGCCCAGCCCCCGGGCCATCGCGTCCTGCATCCAGGTGTCCACCGTCACATCGCCGGTCTGCCCCGGCCACATGATGTTGTTGAAGAACGACCGCCGTTTCGCGCCGCCCAGGTTCGCGCCCACGTCGCCGCCCATCGCGATGTTCAGCCCGTCGTCGCGGAAGGAGCCCATCACCCCGCCGCCCGCCCGGGCCAGCACCGACGGATCGCGCATCTGCGGCGCGGCGTCCAGGATCTCCTCGGTGACCCGCTGGTTGATCGCATAGCTGCACCGGGGCGACGTGGCTGACATGACCCCGGCGGCCTGCTCCACCTTCACGCCGTACGCGGCGGCGCGGCGCTCAGCGGCGAGCCGCTCACGCGGATACCAGGCCCGGCCCTGCTCCAGGGTGCCCTGCGCCCTGATCATGCCCGTGATCTCGTCGCGGGTCTGCTGCACCGCCTGCCGGTACGGCGGGGCCGCCGGCCGTTTCGGCTGCCCCCTCTTCGGCCCCCGGGTCCAGGCCGACGGGGTGGTCAGCCGCTTGTTCATCGCGGCCATCAGCGGCGAGTCCGGGGCAACGCCCGCCATCGTGACCCGCATGTTGGCCAGCGGGTGCTGGCCGCCCGGCGGCACCGGGACCGTGGCCGGCGTCCCGGCGACCGGGCTGCCGCTGGTGTGCGCCCACTGGCCGCCGCCGTGCCCGCCGGGCACATGCGGGTGCTTGCCCGGGTCGAACCGCTCCAGCTCCGCCGCCGCCAGCAGGTCAGCCGAGATGACATCCGGGTCGAACCACTCGGCCCGCGCGGCCTTGCCGCTGCCGTTGCCGCCGCGCGCCCCGCCGGGCAGCGCCGGCATCGGCGCGCTGGCCAGCGGCAGCGCGTTCGGCAGGTTCGGGTGCCCCACGCCGGGAAGCTGCTGCGGACGGCCGGCCTGCGGCGGGCGCCCGGCGATCCCGCCCGACGGGCCGCCGGTCGGCGGCTGCTGCCCGCCGATCGTGCCGTGCTCGGTCGCGGTCTCCCGCGCCGACACGCCCGGAGGCGGCGCCTGCGGCGAGGCCACCAGCACCGACAGGTCCCCGGTGTCGGCGGCCTGCACCGAGGTCTCCCGGGTGAACCCGGCCTGCACCGTGGACGCCAGGCCCTGCGCCTTCACCAGGAACGCCTGCGCCCGGGCCAGCTCGCCCTCGCGCAGCGCCGCGATCCCGGTCACGTCATACCACAGCCGCACCGGCACGTCCGGGTTGGCGACCGCGCCGTCCAGCAGGTGCTCCAGCGACGCGCACAGCATCCGCCAGTGCGGGCGGGCCCACAGGTCCGCCAGCCGCCGCAGCGCCGAATGCGGGTCGCCCTTCTCGAACCCGAGGATCTCCAGCAGCCCCGGGCCCGCCGCCGCGCACACCCGCCGCTCGCCGGCCCTGGTCACCGCGTCGAACTGGAGCTGCTCCAGCGTGGACCCGGCCACCGCCATGTCCGCGCCCTCATCCAGGACCAGCACGTTGCCGGCGTTCTCCGGGCCGCCGTACCGGGCCTTCAGCCGCTTGCGCAGCGTCTCGATCGTCTTGGGCCCCAGCTTCACGCTGTACTTCACCACCAGGCCCGGCATCGCGCCGTTGTCCAGGTGCCACGTCTTGTACTCGGTCAGCCGCGAGTCGCTGTGCACGTCGGCCAGGATCGGCGTCATCCAGCTCATGCCCCGGAAGCGGGCCTTGGGGTCCGGCAGCGGGGAGAAATGCGCGACCTCGCTGACGTCGAAGATCTGCGGGTCGCGGCCCGCGCCCATGTCCTCGGCGTACCCGACCGGCTGCCGCCAGGTGCGGCCCATGTCGTCGGTCAGCTCCTGCGACACGATCACCACGGCCTCGGGCCGCATCTGCACCAGCACCGCGCTGCCGCCGTCGGCCGGGACGGCCTTGCGCAGGTAAGCGTTGCCGAGCGCGCCGTCCAGGCACATCCGGGACAGCAGCTCGCCTGAGTCGGCGTTCGGCCACGGGTGCTCCAGCAGGGTCAGCGACTGGTCGCCGAACACGTGCCCGGAGGTCATGGACTGGAGCTGGAACCGGGCCTCGGAGAACAGCGCCTGCTTGATCGTCTGGGTGGCGAACACGATCCCGTTGGCCGCGTACGCCTGCCGGGCCTGGCGGACGATCGCCAGCGCCGACCCCTCGCGGCCGGGCCCGCTGCCCGCGTCGAACCCCGGCGCGTACTCCGCCCCGGTGTAGGAAGCCTCGTTGTAGCCGCCCGGCAGGGCCCGGCGCAGCCAGCGGTCCACCAGCCGCGTCATTCGGCCACCACCGGCCGGGCGGTCACCCTCGGCGGGCCGTCAGTGAAGCTGCTGATCGTCGGGTCCACCAGCTTGCCTTCCAGCTCGGCCGGCGCGTCGTCGTCGGAGAACGTGCAGATCATCACGCCGGGGTGGCCCTGCCACGGGCCGTCCACCGACAGCAGCGCGAACCTGGGCACGCCCAGCCACGCGTCAGCCCGGGTCAGCATCCCGTCAGCGACCGGCACCCGGTACGTCGTCACGGCGTGCCCTCCGCTCCAGCCGCTGCGCGGCGTCCTCCAGCACCTTGACCAGCACCCGCATCGCGAACGTGCGGCGGCATCGTCGGCGCAGGACCTCCGCCGCCTTCCGCAGCATCGTCGCGTCCAGCGCGGCCTGCTGCTGCTCCCACGTCAGGCTCCCGCCAGCCTGGCGGGCCTTCACTCCCGCAGCCTCTCATCATCCAGGACCTGGTCCACCGTCCGCGCGCCCAGCAGCGGCAGCTCGCCGCCGTCCTCCTGATTCAGGCCCAGCCAGATCGCCCCGGCCGACTCGGCGATCAGCACCAGGCCCATGCACCAGCGGCCGATCAGGTCACCGCCGGCCAGCGCCCCCAGGCACCCGCCGAGCACCAGCAGCAGCGCCGAGCGGCGGGCGGCGGCGCCGCCGCCCCCCGACCGCACCCGCCGTGAGGTGCCCGCCCAGGCGTGAAGCTGCGCGCGGGTCGCCACCAGCGCCTGGGTCATCGCCCCTCCAGTGGTGGCTAGTTCGCTCGCGTCCTCACGCCGGCAGTTCCCTATCGTCCCGGAGCATTATCCTGCGTGACTGCCTGGTCACAGCGCCCACACGCCTGGCTCGATCTCCTCCAGCGGCGCCTTCTCCTCATGCACCCACCGGGCCTGCGTCACCGCGACCAGCGGCGCGATGTCCCCGCCGGACTTACGCCGGCCCCACGCCTGCCCGGCGTCGCCGACGTCCCGGGAGGTGGCGACCATCAGCGCCACCGTCAGGTCATCCTGGGTCAGGTCGTCCTGGCCCCGGTGGAACAGGTCCCGTGAGTGCGTCACCGAGGTGACGAACCCGGAGTAGGCCGTGGCAACCTCGGGCCCCGACATCCTGACCAGCACCACCGGCCGGCCCTCGCCCCACTCCAGGTCATCCGGTGCGGCGGCCCGGATCGTCACCGTCACCGGCTCGTCCTGGCCGTCCAGCTCCACCTCGCGCAGGTCCAGCAGGCCCCTGATGCACTCAGACTCGAACCCGCCCCGGTCCACCCCGATCGCGCACACCGGGCGGGACGTGTCCAGCGCCCGGGCGATGATCTGCCCCACCCTCAGCACCACCTGCGCGGGGCTGACCACGTCGGCGATCTCCACATGCCAGGTCCGGTCAGAGCGCCGGCCCGCCAGGCCGATCCACGCCCGCCGCCGGTCCGAGGAGTACACCACCGACAGCGCCACCGGGCCCGCCGGCTCCGACTCCGGGTCAGCGCCCTCGGCCCACTGGGTCAGCGGGATCACCTTGGCCAGCCCCAGCGGCTTGTCATGCCAGCCCATCCGCTCCCGGCCGAAGTCGTGCGGCAGCATCTCCCGCCGCTCGGACCCCAGGATGTAATCCATGGCGATCCGCCGGCCCACCGCCGGGTTGGCCTGCTGGATCAGCTCCGGGTTGTCGCAGCCGCAGCCCGGCGTGTCCAGCTCGTGCTCGCACCGCTCGCCCCGCGCGCACGCCTGCGCCGGGTCGGGGGCGCACCACTCCACGAACATGAACCGGCGCTCCAGCCGCGCCGCCGCCGGGCTGGTCGCCGCCTTCCGGCCGCGCTCCACCAGCCGGTGCAGCACCTCGGACTCCTCATGCGCCGCGG